GTTGATTGTACGTTGATGGTATTGACAACCTTTTGGGACAAATAGAAAACATCAAGAAAAAAAGCAATGGAAATGCACCCCGACATCCGCGAGCGATATGACCAGTTATGCGCTGACTACCAGCGCCGCGGCATCATCACGCCGGGCATCCGCTCGCTCATCTACACGCTGGCCTGCGTGGAGGTGGAGGAGGAGATGTTGCAGTCGTTCATCAGCAAGTACGGCACCACCTACACGGTGACCGGCAAGAGCGGCGACCAGTACATGAGGAGCAGGCCGGAGTGGCAGCAGCTGCGCGACAACCGTCAGCGGAAGACCTCCATCGTGCGATCGTTAGAAGGCAGCATGAATCAGGAGATGGAAGAGGATGAGCTCGACAAGTTCCTCAGCTGACCCCGGCTACTGGTACGACGCCGAGGCGGCCGACCGGGTGGTGAACTTCATCGAGCAGTTTTGCTCGCACGTGAAGGGCCACCAGGGGCCGTTCCTGCTCGAGGACTGGCAGAAGGACGACATCATCCGTCCGCTGTTCGGGTGGAAGCGTGCCGACGGCATGCGCAAGTACCGCACCTGCTATATCGAGATCCCGCGGAAGAACGGCAAGTCCAACCTGACCGCCGCCATCGCCCTCTACCTACTGGTGGCGGAGCAGGAGGCCGGGGCCGAAATCATCAGCGCGGCCGGCGACCGCAACCAGGCGCGCATCGTGTTCGACATTGCCGCCGCTATGGTCGGGCAAAACAAGTCGCTGGCCTCACGCTGCAAGACGCTGCAGCACGCCATCTACTACAAGAACTCCTTCTACAAATCCATCAGCGCCGAGGCCCGCACGAAGCACGGTTTCAACTGCTCGGCGGTACTCTTCGACGAGTTGCATACGCAGAAGGACCGTGAGCTGTACGACGTCCTCACCACGTCGGTAGCAGCACGCCAGCAGCCGCTCATCATCATGCTCACAACGGCAGGCTACGACACCAACTCCATCTGTTACGAGGTGCACGACTACGCCGAGCGCGTCCTCAACGGCGAGGTGGACGACCCGACGTTCCTGCCGGTGCTGTACCGCGCGGCAAAGGAGGACGACTGGACGCAGGAGGCGACGTGGAAAAAAGCGAACCCCGGCTACGGATCCATTTGCCGCAAGGAATATTTCGAGCAGGAGGTCGCCAAATGCAAGGCAAACCCGGCGGTGCTCAACACGTTCCTGCGCCTGCACCTGAACATATGGACCGGCAGCGACGTCGCGTGGATCACAGACCACGAGTTCATGCGAGGAGCGCGGCCGCTGCCGGACGACAACTACCTCAAGAAGCTGCCCTGCTGGGGTGGGCTCGACCTGGCCTCCACCCGCGACCTCACCGCTTTCGCCCTGCTCTTTTGGGACGAGGTGGTGCAGGTGCACTACCTCAAGGTGCACCAGTTCGTCAACGAGGAGCGGACCAAGATGCGCAAGAGCGAAGGCGTGGACTACCTGCGGTTCCAGCGCGACGGCGACCTGTCCATCACACCCGGCAACGTCACCGACTTCCGCACCGTCCGCGACCACATCATCCGCGCGGCGGAGACCTACAACATCACAGCCGTCGCCTACGACCGCCGCTTCTCCACCTACATCGTGCCGGAGCTTATCGACGCAGGTATCGACATGCAGCCGATGGGCCAAGGCTTCCTCGACATCAGCATGCCCACGAAAATGTTCGAGATGGAGGTGGTGAAGGGCACCGTCATCCACGGCGGCAACGCCTGCCTGCGCTGGCAGATGGGCTGCGTGAAGCTCGACCGCGACGCCGCGGACAACATCAAGGTCACCAAAGGGCGCACCAAATACGGGCAAATGGTCGACGGCGTGGTAGCTTCCATCATGGCCTTTGGCTGCAAGCTCAACAGCGACGACGACGACGTCATCTACGAGGTGGTGACGCTGTAAGGAATTTTTCCTATAGCGTACCTTCGGCGCAATGTTCGAGAGAATCCTATCCCTCTTCCAGCGGCGTGCTCGCGTTGGCTACACCGGCAACAACGAGTTCTGGAACTCTACGGCCTACACCATGCGCACCCGCTCGGGCGCTATGGTAGGGAAAGAGAACGCCATGACGGTGGCCACCGTGTACGCTTGCGTCCGTGCTATCTCGCAGACGCTGGGCTACATGAACCTCAACGTGCTCGAGCGCATTGACACCGGCCGGCGCCTGGCGTACAACCACCCGGCCCACCAGCTGTGCGCGGTACGGCCGAACGACTATCAGACGCCTTACGAGTTCTGGGAGAGCATCACCGCGATGGCCATGGTCTACGGCCGTGCCTTCGCGCACATCAAGCGCAACACCTTCGACGGCCGCCCGACCGACCTGCACATCCTGCACACCAACGACTGCACGCTGATGAACATGAACGGCATGCTGTTCGTGCGTCACGCGGAGCTGGGCGACCTGCGCTACGAGGACGTGCTGGCTGTCAGCTGCCTCAACGGCAAGTCCCCCATCGAGCTGCACCAGGAGAACATCGGCATCGCCAAGGCGGCCGAGAACTACGGCGCCGACTTCTTCGGATCGGACGGTTCTATGCTCGGCATCCTGTCTACCGACAACCCCATCAAGAACGAGCAGATGGACGCGGTGCGGCGGTCGTGGCAGACCGGCGGCATCGGCGTCAAGGTGTTGCCATTTGGCTTTAAGTACCAGCAAATCTCACTGCCTCCCGAGCAGGCGCAGTTCCTACAGACCCGGCGCTACAGCGACGAGACCATCTGCACGATCATGGGCGTCCCGCCGTACATCGTAGGAGTTGCCACTCAGACGACCTTCAGCAATACCGAAGAGCAGGGCCGCAACTTCGCACGACACACCGTCGTGCCATGGGCCACGCGCATCGAGCAGGAGGTCAACCTCAAGCTCATCCCCGAGTTTGAGCGGGAGGACTACTTCGCCAAGTTCAACATGCAGGACCTGTTGCGCGGCGACACGAAAGCGCGCAGCGACTACTACCACCAAATGCTCACCGACGGGGTGTTCACCATCAACGAGGTGCGCACGATGGAGGACTACAACACCATCGGCGCCAAGGGCGACATCCACCTCGTGCAGGTGAACCAGCTCGACTTGAGCAGCATGTCGGACTACAGCACGAAAATCAGCAGCGATGCCGTATAAGAAAAAAACGGAGAAAGCCCCGGCAGCTGCTGTAACTGCGGAAGCACCGAACTGCTCCTGCGGCAATCCGCTGTACCAGCACTGCAACGTGGGCGAAATTTTTACGTCCAACGGCTCGGACAAGAACACGTACCACAGCTACGGCAGGGCGTACGACTTCATCTTCGCCGAGCAGCTAATGCGCAAGAATAGGCCGCTGAAGGTTTTGGAAATTGGCATCTTCGAAGGCGCCAGCATCCATTCCCTCGCCGGGCTTCCATACATCAATCGCGTGGTAGGCATTGACAACAACGCCGCAAACATGGAGCTGCGTTTTCCCTTAAATCAGGACAACGTCAGAATCTATAAGGGCGCGGAGTACAACGCTTACACGGAGGACGCCATCGCTTTGCTTCTTAAGAATGAAGGGCAGTTTGATGTCATCATCGACGACGGCCCGCACACCTGGGAGTCGCAGGTTTGGTTCCTCAAAAATTACGGCGCCCTGCTGACCGACGGCGGTGTCCTCGTGTGTGAGGACATCTACGAGCGGCACGCCGACCGCCTTGCCATAATGAAACGCGAGCTGAACCTGTACGTGTTGGACTTGCGTCTGAACACCAACGTGCACGGCAACGAAATTATGGCTCTCAAGTACAACGACAAAAGCTGAAGAGATGCAAGAGAACAACAACGACCGCGAGCAAGAGCTGCGGAACATCTACGGCCCCAACGTCGAGGTCCGCACTATGGAGGTGCGCGCGACAGAGGACATGATCATCAGCGGCTACGCTTCCGTCTTCGGAGACAGCTACGACCTGGGCTACTTCCAGGAGCGCGTAGCTCCCGGCGCCTTCAACGGGCGCACGGAGGACGACGTCCGGCTGCTCATCAACCACGCTGGCGTCCCGCTGGCACGCACCACCAACGGAACCCTCGAGCTGACCATAGACGAGCGCGGCCTCCACTACCGTGCTATGCTCGCCGACACCAGCGAAGGGCGCGACCTGTACAAGCTCATCAAGCGCGGCGACATCACGCAGTCGAGCTTCGCCTTCACTATCGATGAGGACGAGTGGAGCAAAGACCGCAGCATGCGGACGATTACCCGCGTAGGCCAGCTGTACGACGTCAGCCCGGTAACGTACCCCGCCTCACCCACCACCACCGTCGCAGCGCGTATGGCGGCCCGCCTGCCTGCTTTGCTGGAGATGACGGAGGAGCGCGACGATAAGACCGACGACCTGCTCGACGACATCATCGAATCGCTGGAGGACATCAAGGCGATGATTGACGACTACACCGAGGAGGTCTCCGAAGACATGCCTAACGACATGCCGGACGACAGCCCGGACGACATGCCGGAGGAAAACCAAAGCCGGAAAACCAATATCTCGGCACATACTACCTTTGACCCGAAACCCTTTACCCTTCCATACATGAACCTCAACGACATGAAGGCGCTGCGCGCCTCCAAGCTGAACCAGCTGAAGAGCTTGACCGAATCGGCCGAGCTGATGCAGCGGTCCTTCAACGAAACCGAAGAGACGGCCGTAGACAACCTGCACCAAGAAATCGAGGCGCTCGACGCGAAAATTGAGCGCGCCGAGAAGACCG